TGGCTACGCAAATCCACACTAGGGCAATCCGAAGCAGCAAGAGGCTTCAGGAAGAGGCTTCAGGATCTTTGTGACGCTAGGGCCTGCAAATTTAGCGCCTCTCTTCGGTGGTAGCAATCCAAGCTCTCGGACTACCCCTTGAATAACGACTTTGGAGCGAGTCGCTGGTACGCGAGATTTGGCAAGTTCCAAAATCTCCGCTTTCGTCTTGCCAGCAACCTCATCTGTACCTAAAATCTTTCCTTGGTTGTGCCAGATCACAGCAGGCTTCTTCTTACCAGTCGTTGCAAGATAGGCTACCCACTTATCCAAAGCTGAGGAGTGCTCCTCTGCTAGAATCTCATCCGTAATGAGGCACCAGTCTCCATTCTGGCTTTTCAGAAATTCTCCGATTTCGTGGTCACGGCTTGCAGCGCTTAAGGTATCGTCAATATCAAAAGCGCTACCAATTCCTACAGCCGACAACGAGAATCCAGGAACAGGAGTAGGCTCGGGTTCAGGTTCAGGCGTAGGCGCTGGTGTCTCAGCAATCTCGACGGTAACGGTATCTTGCGCAGCACGTCTCCGTTTAGCAACCTTCAGGGTGAACGAGGTATCCTCCTCGATAGTAAATACCTTCGTTCCAGTAAGAGCAACGGTTTCTCCGTTCAGAGTTGCAGTGCCATTTGCCCCCTTCCAAGTTACATTAACCTCTGCCCCCTTGGTAACAGACTCCTTGTCAACTGCAATGCTAGCCGTGGGACGCTCGAAGATAGCCTCTACGGCTGCGGCAGTGCCAAGAAAGAAAGAAAGCAAGACAACCAGCAACAATAACCAATGACTAGCTCGAAGCATTGAAAGACTCCTTGGAGCGAGGGTAGGTAAAGAAGTGTGGCTAGGAGCAGGCCGCCATCATTTCCAAAATAAACGGGGCGAGCGCCTCAAGAAATGCAATAATCGAGTCGGGATCGATCCCCAGATCACGAGCAATCTGCTTACGCTGCTCCTCGTCAGCATACAGACCTCCACTCGACACAAAGGCTTCGATCTTGTCTCGGTCGATCCCCTCGGCTTCACCAGCCTTCAACAAGCGTGCCCAAACGCGGCGGACCTTACCACCGATCTTGAGATCACGAGCCTTGCTGGGAGTAAGAATGATCTTTTCAACTTTCTTTGCCATGACAGAAACTCCTAGTTAAGTTACATGCGGTCATCGTAATCAATCTGCTCGTCAGTAGTCTTGCCAAGCCATCCTACGGTGGCCTTTCTCCTACCCTGTTGGGACTCAAGCTCACGCTTTGCAAGCAATCCCGTAACATCCAGGCGAAGGGCGGTCTGCCCATACATTGTTGAGCTAAAGCCCTGCCCGGTCTGTCCCTGATAGGTATTCGAGGCACCTCCAGCCCCTTCGGCCTGCACAAACTGGTTTACAGGATGGTAGAAGTGGGCTGCCAGATAACGCTCGATCAACTCAAGTAGTGTGGAGTTCAATTCTCCGTCACTGTCTTGAGAGGAAAGCCAATCGACAAGCGCCGTAGCCGTATCAATAAACGGAGTGAGGGTAGTAGACCCGTCGTAGTTTTGTCCCAATAGGGCTTGTACGCTAGCAGAGCTTGTTCTGGTGGCCATGGGTTAGCCCTCGTAAGCAGCACGGATTGCAGCAATCACGTCTGCTTTCTTTCGGGTGTTCACACTGGACAAGTCAACCCCATCGTCCTCAGCCATCTTCAGAAGCTCGGCTAGCGACTTGTTTTCCAACTCTGTTTCCAGGGTTGCAACCTGGGGATTGTCACTGTAAAAGCCCGCATTCGCAGCGGCAGCGACTTCTCCAGTAAGAGGGGTGGAATCGGGGACTCGCTCAAAGCGCTCTTGACCAGGCGTGTTGAGCTTCGTTAGGTCCCTGGGGTACTCAAAGACGTTGCCCGGCGTGTAGGTGCGGAGGCTAGCCCCCTTACCCGCCGCGTGCAATCCCCGCAACAACTTGAAACGCATGAGAAGCTCCTTATTAAAGATACGAGAGGGCTTTGCACCCTCTCGGCTACTTGCGAAAGTAGCTCCGCGCGGAATTCAAACACACTCAAGCCCGTTAGGCAGTCGTTCCGTGAACGATGCCGCACTTGCGAGACGACTGGCTGGTGCCAACGTACTGTGCACGGAGTCCGGGGACCTTGATGCACATAACACGGAACATCAGCTTCGACCCGCCCTTCTCCTCCCACTGGACCGTCGTGAAGTCCAAGCCATTGATAGCCTGGACAGTCTCCGAGGTCATTTGCACCAGGATCAACGTCTGGGCGCTGGTGAGCAAGTCCAGACGCTTAATATCCTTGATGCCCTCAATCTCACGCAAGCGCTGGATGACTGTCTTCGTGGGAGCAGCCGCCCCACTGGTCGTCATCGTGAAGTAGTCCTCTTGCATGATCGTGTCGTAGTGTGTGCTGTAGTACAACACGAACGGCCCATAGAACTTCTGGGCGTAGGCAAGAGCCAGCATCTCCAACACGTCGTTCTTCAACGCGGGTTGCGTGGTTCCCTGGATAATCGTGGACACATCCGTCAAGTCCGTCTTCGTGATACGATCGGGTTGGGTCATGAACCCATAGATCCCCCGGCGGGTAAACTCCGAAGAGGAGCCAACCACGAAGGAGCTAAGGTCGATGTTGCCAATCGTCACGTTCTCGATCTTCTCAGAAACCCGCCGTCCGCAGTTTTCGGCCAGCGTGGTATCCAGAGGCATACCACTGTTGCGGCTTTGAGCCAGCTTACGAGCGGAGATGTAGAAGCCGCTATGGGTGATCGGCAGCGGCATAATGTCGGGAGTGAAGAAGGGTTGATCCCCTTGCTCATCAGTGATCCCGTCCATATCCATCTGAGCTTGGCCAACATCAGTCATGGTGTCCCGAACCAGGGCTTCCACTGCCATTCCATTGAAACCGCCGTAGTTGTTGGCAGCTTCCAGATCGTTCCAGGCGCTCAATCGGTCGCGCGATGCACGAATGACGTTGCGGTCGATCGTGTACCAAGTGTCCCGAGGGAGGGCGCTAGTGTTGTACACCGGAGAGACAATTCCATTGCTGATAAGGCGCTGGAGGGGAACCACCTCTCGCTCCGGTTCCTGCCGCTTGGTCTTCTCGTTGTAGACCATTCGTCCGGTCATCACGTCCACATACTTCTGACCGTCGCCATCCACCCACGGGCGCATAAGGCCAGGATCAAAACGCACACCAGGGTTCAACCCCTGAGTCAACTGATTGGCAAGCAGACCTTCAGCAGTCCGCCCCGTCAACCAGTCAACGGAAACTTGGTCAATGTAACCATTCATCTTTTATCCTCCAAAAGATTGTGTCGAATTGAGTTGAGTTAGCTACTATGCACCGCCGCCAGCGAACATGACATGGAGCATCGTGTCCGCAGTGATCGCACTGAGGGACTCCAGCGCGATAAACGGCTGGCTCTCGGCATAGGAGTCCGCTTCGAGCAGCTTGCCAGTGCCGTCGTCCACCATCAACTCATCCCCAACGACAATGGACTCGCCAGTGCCAGATTGGTTCTCGAAGATCATGTTGAGTTCATCGCCAGGCAAGGGGAAATACAGCAATCCGCGATCCCCGGAGGCATAAGCATCGCTGTAAATCTTCCCCTGGATCTCGTCCTCAAGCAAGACGGCGATAACCTTGCGATCCCCGTCCGCAGAAACGCCGCGCCCAGTGCTGGCCGCAGTCGTGCCGTAAGCCGCCCAGGTGAAAGTCCCCGCAACATCGGCAGTTCCGGGAACCATCTCCATCACCGTCCCAGGCTTAGGGGTGCCGCTCACAACACACGAGCGGAAATTCCCCTTAGGGTGGGAGGTCACAAGCACTTTGTTACCCTTCATCACAGGTCTCCCTTATCATAAGTAAGTTTGGTGTTGAATTACGCGCCTAACCCTTTGCGGCGTTAGCGACAGCCAGGTCATAATCCGGCAGAGGCATCGGCTCAACCTTCTTGCCATTCACCGTGGGACTGGTAAAAGGTCCAGCCTGTCCAGCAAAGTTGAGTGTGGCCGAAGTGACAGGAGCCTTAGGAGCCAGCAAAGCCAGATCCTTTAACTCTGCCAGAGGCTTGTCCTTCAGGCGATTCGCCACAATCGTCTGTTGATCTTTGCCGAGGTTGGCGACAAGCTGGTTGATAATCTGCTGCTTCTGTTCGGCCTCAATCGCCATTGCATTCTGCACAGCGCTCCGAATCGACGGAGGAGCGCTATTCAACCACTCCTCATCCGTCTTAGGTTGCTGATTGCAGGTCGGCTTCTTCCCCTTTTCGTCTTTGTTCTCCACTTTCTCGTCCTCCTCTTCCGAGTCGTCTACAGGAATAACCTCCTCCTCGTCTTCCTCGTCCTCTTCACCCATCGTCGCGTTGGCGATGTAAGTAGGCAACTCAGATAGAGGAGCTTCAGGAGGAACATGAAACGCTTCACGAATCGCATTTACCACAGCAGCGCATTGCATCCCTTCTTGCACCTGGACAAGGGCATTATCCGTAAGCCCATCGAGCCCTTCTCGGTCGTCCTCAGCAAACGCCTTATTGGCAATAAGCTGAGTGACAATCCGCCTTCGGTCCTTCTCATTCAAAGTAATTGGCATCGAACTGTCTCCTTTATAGGTTTACCCAAGCCTACTCACTTTTCTTTGAGAGCTTTCGGCTCAGGTCTTGCAAAGCTCTCTTCGTAGGTCCCTTCGGAGCGGTTTTCCAGGCTGCCGTTCCGCCAATAACCCCGCCTGCTGTAACTCCAGCAGGTCCCCAGGGTATACCAACAGCCCCTCCTACAACAGCGCCTAGCAAGGCACGCGCGATCTTCTTCGGAGTCGGAGTTTCATAAGAAGGTTTGTCAAGATCCGAATCTTCCTCCGAGGGCTTTAATTCCTTAGCCTCTTTCTGAGGCTTGCCTGAAAGAGAAGCCTTGCGCTTCCTTGCTTCGATAGCTGCTTTTCTTGCAGCTTCCGACCAAGCATTGAGAGTTTTCCCCCCTCGTTCTTTCTTCATTTCCTGAAGGGCAATATGCTTCAACGAGGCAAGAGATTCTCCCGTACCATAAGCGCCTTTTGCGAAAGTGTGTCTAGCAACGTGAGCACCTCCAAACAGTCCAGTAGCAATAGCCCCAGCTAAAAGCCCGAATTTTTTCAGCTTACGTTTTCTTTCGGACTTTCCGTAGGCTTTCTCCAGTTCGCTATAGTAGCTGTCGGAGCCTTCAGGATGCTTTGTAGTATCGATAGTAGACTTCGCCTTTTCCCAACTCTTTGGGTTATATCCAGTAGGCAAATCACTATCGGCTGCTGAAAGAGAGCCACCTCCCATCTTGCTTTTAGCCCTTCTTGCCTCAATCGCAGCCTTCCTAGCTTCCTCTGACCAAGCGTTGCTTACTTGAGGCATAGAATTCTCCCTGCGGCGCATCTTAACGAACTTCTTTATGTACCTTGGAAGAAATCCGCCTGCGTCTTGGCAGTTCCTTTTGAACAGGTTGTAGGCCGGTCCCTTAACAGCGCGCTTAATTCCGTCGGGTGAAGTTTCAACCACGATGCCAGGGACAAAGTCACTAACCCCATAGCCCTCTTTAGGATAGAAGTCGTAGCGGTAGCCGGTTCTCTTATCAACCCAGCTACTATGAGAGACTTTGCTCCCAATTACTTTCTCGAAGGCTTGCGTTAGGCCAACGTAGCTACCAGCCTTCGCTAGCCCTGAGACAATAGAGTTATCAAGGTCTCGGGTTTGTTCAACCAGTCTATCCTTAAACCTTCTTAGTTTTGGGGAAGGGTTTATCGTGTTGCTGCTCTCCCAAGACTTAACCCAATCACTGAATCTTGAGGAAAGACTGGACTTGTTTGGAACTCTAGACTTTGCTCGCCGGGCTTCGAGAGCTGCTTGTCGGGCTTCATCAGTCCAAGCATTTCTAAGAAGAGCATTTGCCACGAGCTTGTTGACGTTGAGCCCACAGCCGTCATTGACAGAGCAAGCTCCTTGCTGGTTAGGAAGGATAGCAAGGTGGTCGGGGCGGTAGTTGCGGGCAATGTGCGTAAACGCGCGCCCATTGTAGTTCGACCCCGGAGGAGCGGGTTCATTGTCGGTAAAGAGTCCGGTACTAACCTCGATCTTGTGCCCTCGTTGTAGAGAGTCGGCCAGGTTCTTATTGACCGTGGCTAGGCGCTCAATATCGACCCAAGCCTCCCCTTTGAGCTTTCCGTTAGCGCTCACGTTTCGGACAACTCCTACGTGAACCGCATCCGGCTCACTTGCACTGACGGGGCTGCCGTTGCGTACAGGGTGCCCAACAACCAGAGGCACGCCCTCCCAAGACTTGAAATTGCGCTTGATCTCGTCTTGAGGATAGTAAAGAGGTCCCTTGGAACCAGGGAGAACCCCAGGGACAATCATCGTAACAGGGGCCACGATGTAGCTCCTGCCGTCACGATTTACGCGCCTTATTCCACTCGCGTTGGTTGTGAGTCGTTCCATAATGAGTAGTCTACCTCAAACCCCCTACCTAGGGAACAGTCGTTTAGAGAGGGCTAACACAAAGAGAGTGATCTTAGCTAACACATGAGTTAGGAATCGTACCAGCAGCACTCTCAAGCGGCTTAGGAGGATCATAAAGCTCCCGCATCATCCGATAGCACCAACACTTTCGATGCCATACGCACACAATATCCATCCCACGGGTTTTCAGGATCTTGCGTATGTTGCAAATGTGGAATCGGAGAGCACCACTAGAGCTAAGGTTGTCAGGAAGGTATTCCATCAAGTCCGCACGCTTATGAGGTTGCCCATCCTTAAGCACTTCAACCAAGATTCTTTGCGTAAGAGTAAACTCGCCTTTGGCTCGACTCATGCTTCTTGCTCCTCTATGCTGGCGGGAGTCCATCCACACATACAGTTAGGATGGTGAGGGATAAGACCTTTCGCTTCTTGCAAGGTGTAGACTTTGTTTGCCATCGCACGGCACTTGGGGCAAGGGCTCAAGTTGCCTTTGCGCGTAGTTCCAAGCCCACTAGGAACCCACTCTACTTTGAGAGCAACCCCAGGCACGTTGAGGCTTTCCAGTGCCGCAAGCTGGCCCTCTGCCTTCGCGCGCACCATTTCAGTACGAGCGAGGATCTTCGCGCGATTCTTACCGATGCTCTCAATGTCGTTGGAAATCTCTTCGGCTATCTGTGTAGGACTCTTGCCCTGCACCATGCCGTCAGTGAGAGTGCGATTCAGCTTTGCGCTAACGGCGTCGGAGATCCCCTTCAAGTCAGAGTAGATCCTGTCCGACAGGAGCTTCACGATCTCTAAGTCAGCGGGACGATTCAAGGCGCTGGAAAGGAATTGCTGCTTGCTGCCCCTATAGAAGTCGCCCTCCTTAGGCCCCCAGCGCCTCTTCTTAATGAAGTCAAAGGCATCGCCCGCACCCTCCCTATATGCACGCAGGCTGTACTTCGACCACCACTTGTGTAGCTCGTCTTGGGTTGCATCCAAGAGTTGCTTCTCCGTGATGTGCATTACAGTACGGAGAAAAGCCTTAGACTTCTCTGGGAGAGTCAAGTAGGCATACTGCTTTGCGTTGAAGGTAAAAGGCTTTGTAGGAGCCAGGCCAAAAGCGTCTTGCACCACAACCAGTTGCCTAAGCTCCTTACGCAGCACTTCAAAGCGTCTGAGGAGGTCTGCCGTGAAAGCCCTTCGCAGGGTTGCAGTCCTGCTGGGGTCGATACGAAGGGGATTTGAAACTCGACGCTTGGCGTTCTCCACTTGGCTTGTATTACCAGTGTAGCCACTAGCACGAATAGCGCGCATCTGTCGAAGGGCTTTGGCCTTGCCCTTTGGACCTGGATAGCACTTACCCTTGTGCCCCCAGCGAGTCCCAGACTTTCCCTTGACCTTACAAGACCCTAATGGCATGGCGTTTATCCGATACTACTATGCGGTAAGTGTTCGTGTCAAAAGGATGCACTTCCTCACGTTGTCCGATCGCCCTCTTACCTCTTTCCTCTTCCTCACTCCACGTCTCCTGAATCGCCCTAGCTTGCTCGGCTATAGCGGGGTCCAAGTCACAGTGCAGGGCTTCACTGGCAGGAGGCTCTTTGCCAATAGACCCCTTTCGCATATTCCTGGCACAAGTGATACAGGGGAGTCTTTCTCCGCAAACCCTACAGTAGAGATAGGCCGATTGGGATACAGCGATGACATAGTTGATTGGAACTCCTAAGCGCTTTGCTATCTCTAGGTAAGAGATCCTATTGCGCATCCTGTAGATATAGCGCCTGTTGGTGGAGGAGTCATACTTCATTAAGTCTGGTGACATTCTAGGTTGCTCCTTCAGTCGAGGGATCTTGTTCACTCGTAGTGGGCTTCTTTCTCAGTTTCTTAAGAAGGGCCTCGATGTATTTGGAGGCGTATTTCCGAGTTTGATCTTCAGTAAGAGTGACTTCGTTTCTGACAGGGTCCTCCTCGATAGCCTTCTCACGGATATTACTGTCGATCTTGGAAACCAAGTTCTGTGACCCTGCAACAGCAATCGGGAGTAGAAGCTCGTCTCCTGGGAAGGGGTTAGCTAGTACAGCCGTTGTCACAGTTCCAGCAGCAACAGTTTGGAGAATATGCCGGGCATTATCCTCTCCTAGAGTGTCGGTGAGGCTCTTATAGAGTTTCGCTGCGGCCTTGACGATACGCTGAGATTCAGTGAGCTTACAACTTGGGTCAATCCCACCCCCTTTTCCCGTAGCACAGAACACATTATCGACCTCTTGCCTCGTATTTCGGGTTCCCTCTCCAATGTCGTCTCCATAAGGGAAAGGGGGGTACTTCAGTTTCTTCTGCCGCTTACCGGATTTGGTGTCTACAAGTGGCTTCTTAGGCTTAGGCCCTTGAGGAGCCGGGTTCTGAGGGCTGATACCTGGATAAGACACAGAAGGTGCACTCTTCTCCCCAGAACCGGACAAGGACTTTGCAAGAGAAGTGTTTTTCCACTTACGCCCGCGCTCTCGTTCCTCAATAGTCTGCTTAAGTGTAGATGATACACCTTGTATTTTGCTGGAGACCTTCTCTTTCACGCCTGTTATAGTTCGGCTGACCTTTGCCGCAGACTTAGGACCAACGGCAACCTTGTAAGCCTTCTTAACTCCACTAGCTGCCGCTACTCCAACACGCCCACCAACTGCCTCCGACCAGCTAGCTCCGTGGCTCCTTGCCACAGCGATATCCCCTATCTTTGCAGCTACGGCTTCCGTGATAAGATCGGTCTCTGTCTTATTGTACCCAAGCCGATTGCCAAGTTCTCCTCGAAGAACCTCTTTACCAAGAGCGCCGGCAACCCCCTTTATGCTAGGAGAAGTTCTGGATACAATAGGTCTTCCAGAGCCTGGATCATAAGTAGTCTTAGTCGGAGACAGAGCCGCCAAGACAACCGCCGAGACGATCCTTCCTGCTTGCTCGGGTGTATAGCGAGTCCCAAGCCGGTGCAAAGCCCTGGTAAAGAAGTTACCTACTTTGTGCGAGGTGCCATCCTTAGTGAGGCTGGTTACAATCGGACTTGTCCTTGAGATGTTCTTCGGAATCTTAATTAAGCGCCCAAATTCATCGCGGGGACGAGTTCTGGGACGACCTCTGCCGCGCTTGACAGGAGGTTGACCTCCAGTTGCCGCCGAGGCTACATCAGGCAGCCCAGGAACCTTTGCGGTGACAGGAGTTGCTGTAGAGCCCGAAGCCCCTCCAGTCTCTCCCTTTGTGCAAGTAGGGTCGATTCCACCACCCTCTCCTGTAGCACAGAAGATGTTACCCACATAGGACTCAATATCATCCTCATACTCAACGTCGGACTGTGCTTGGATTCCCTCATTGATAAAGGAGACTAGATCGCCCAGGATGCTATCGACTTCATCCTGCTCTCGTTTAGTCAGAGATTTATCCTCGACATTGGCACCGGGCTTATCCTCCTCTTCAGGAACTTCCTCTTCAGGAACTTCTTCAGTAGCCTCTTGGTTCTCTAAGGTTAGAGCCTCAATCTCCTTTCGGATTTCGCCTACGTCTACGGTAGAGGGATCGACTCCTTGAGACTCTACAAATTGAAGAATCTCTTCGTCAGTCATCGACTTAAGTTGTTCAGGATCAATCGGGCCTTGGAAGGCTTCTCCAGGCATCGGAGACTGTTGAGCTTGCATCTGCTGGATCTCAGGATGCCTTAAGAGGAACATGGGATCGGGAGGTGTTTCCTCGACTTGCTCGGTGCCCTCCTCGATCATGGTCTTAGCCTCGTCTTCGTCCATGCCAAGGAATCGCGTGAAGAAGCTAAGAGGAGTGATTCCGGCATTCTCTGCACCACTCTGCACATAAGAGGCTACTGCATTGATCCGTTTTGTGGCAAGATCGGCTTGCTCCCCTTCGGTCAAGTCGCGCTTGTTGTTCCAGAAGACGCTGAATCCCTTGGGCTTTCTGAGAACACCCAGTTTGATAAGGCGATCTACGAAAGGCACAATTACTTTGGGAGTCAAGTACATTATGCGCCTAAAGGCAACACGTCCGTCCCACGCTCCAGAGTCTTGAGAAGAAGCCAGCTCCCCACGCTCACTACCCAAGAAGATCCTCATTGGGATGCCAAGTACGATGCAGATAGCCTCTAAGTGAGCGCGGATCTGCGCTGTAGGATCAGCAACTTGAGGAGCGAGGGTTTTTACGTTGATCCCAGTAAGCGCAAACACGCGCTGCAATCCATTGATGTATTGCTCATACTGGTCTTTCAAATCTGCTCTGTCGATGGTAATGTCGCTACCTAGCTGCGGCTGAGTCTCGAAGGCGATCCCAGGGAAAGCTCCCTTCCAATACATTTCAGCGCTTCCACCATAGAGCTTACGGAGATCCTGGATGCGGTTGTAGACAGGACGAGTGCGCGGAACCCCATAGACAATCGAGCTTGTCAAGTTGTCTGCTAGGTGGATAACCCTCGTGTGATGCACATTGAGGGTCTGGGTGTTGAAACCCTGGATAGACCCAACATAAGTTGAGGTGGGGTCGTTGAGTCGGAGACTGTAGCCTACGGGCATTCCATAGCGCGCGCTTTTCTTGTCGTTCTCTAGGCTCGTAATCTGGGCATTCGATTGATCGAAGGGCATCAGGTACAGGAGCCTTCGCTCTTTCGTGGTATCCTCGACGGGTTCACTTAGCTCTTTTCCGTCGTCGAGCCCCAGCAGGAGAACTCCATAGTGCCCAATCCCACTTAACACGTCCGCTCTGTAGAGAGCTTCCCAAATAGGGCTCCCTTCCTCGTCCTGATAGAGACTGTCGCCGCGAAGCTGCCTGCTGAGGTTATCCCAAGACTCTTCAAACTCCGTTACAGTCTCCGAGTCCTCGTCTTCATAGACCGTAGGAGATACGGACCAGCACTCCTTAGGCCATATCTCATTGACCCTACAGGCAACTGGATCTCTGTCGTGAAGGTTCTTCAGGATCTCGGGGGTGATGTTCTCAGTGGCAAGGTATCCACACTCTGCATCATAGTCCCTACGCGCATCCATTAGCTTGTTGATGAGCGTAGTGCGGCTGAACATTGCATTGAAGATCATGTCCTTCTGGTGACTCGTAAGAAGCGAAGGAGTGCCGTTCCCATTTGCAGACATGGGAGAACCATTGGGGCCTAATAGTGTCGCCATAGGAATACCCTCTTAGTAGAGATCCTTAGATCATGGATTTCAATAAGCGCTTCATTCTACGCATTACGAGCCAGTAGGTGGCCATAGCCAGAGAGTCCGCTTCGTCAGGACTACAGCCAATCATGTCAATCAAGGTTTGCTCTTGGCTCGTTGGGCTTTTCTTGTTCTTGCTCCTTAACTTCAACCGCCCTTCGCTGTCATACTCAAGCGGGATGGGCTTCAACTGGTTCCTCAGGCTAGGTCTCCCTCCTGGGCCAGTTTCTTTATTTAGTATTTCTTTTGGTATGCCAAGCAAGGGTTGTTCATTGCTTGGATTAAGGCGCTGCCGTAGAATGCCATACATCTCCGCGCGCTTGTTGAGGTACACCTGGCGCACTTCAACCTCTTCCCTACGCTCCCCTAAGGGCTTGAGTCCATTATGCAATGCAGGAGTTGCGCTGCTACCAAAAGCAACGGTAGCAACCTTATATCCTTGTGAGCGTAGCCTATCTGCATGAGGCTTACCACCTCCCCCAGCGTCGAAGATTACATCCTCGGGGTCGATGCGCCACTCGTTGATAAGCCCTATAGTGTCTCCTGTGATTACTGAAGTGTCGCTAGTCCGCTTGGATCTCAGGAACAGCACGCGCATTTCATTCAGGATCAACCAGCTTGTGTTATCCCCACCCATGGCACTGTCTACTGCCATCACCCTGCGAAGACCCGGATAGGTTTCTGGACGACCCGCAGCGCGTAGTTCAGCCAGGTCAAGCCACTTCTCTGGGATTAGCTTAGTGGCAGAGTCTTCAGGGAATTCGGCGCGTAATCCTACCTGTTGCTGTAGCTCATCCCATGTAGCGAGGTTGTCCTGATACTCTTGCCAGGACTTTACCCCAGGAATAAGCATTCTGCCAGTAGGCTCGATGCCCTTAGACTTCTCGTAGAGAGCATACTTGACGTTGGGGCTATCCTCGGCTGTGATGCGAATGACCTTGCGATAGTAACCCTTACCATCGGGACGAATATGATCCCCACCATTGTCATTGTTGGCAGGATCTCCCTTAACAGCCTTCTTAAAGAAGTTCTCACAGGGCCAAGGATTGCCAATGAACAGCATCCTCTTAGCCCAAGTCTGGGCCATAGTCTTGTAGGAGTCAGGGAGGCTGCTAGCTTCGTCACCTATAAACAATGTGCGCGGGATTCCATCCCCCGTATCAGGAACATGGTGCCCCTGGAATGACTCCGCTGTGTCTGGGCTGGCGACCATGCCTAGCACATAGCACAGAGGAGAGCGCTCACCACCACGGATGCGCCTTATCTCATGGTGGTTGACAAGAAGAGGTCCCCCCTTCGTACTCTGCAAGGGAAACCTGCTGGATTGAATTGCCCTGTTGATCTCCCCCCACAGCACGTTAAGGTGCAAGTCCTTAGTGCTGGTGGTTACAATCCTACAGGGATAGCGCGTAAGAAAGAAGACAACAACGATGTACCCAGCAATAAAGTCCTTGCCAAGCATGTTGCCTGCTGGGACTACAGTTTCCCTGTTGTCCCATACGCTGTAGACAGTCTCCTTCTGCTTATCGTAGAGCTTGATATGCGGCCAAAGCTCTTGGATAACCCCAATAGGATCAGCGCCTGCTTGATTCATTCAGGATCATGAATGTCGTCCTGACTGCTGTAGTCCACATTGGAGATATAAAGAACACCCGACTTGTCACCGCTACGAAAAGTGATAGAAACATCCCCATCATCGGCACTTGTTATATCGTACAAGCGCGTAAGCATCTTTTCATCCTTAAAGGTCTCGGCCATAAAGGCCAGCCCTTGGATTCTACCAGTCCTTTCATCTTTGATTGCTTGAAGTTCCATTACGCACCAGGGTTGTCAGAGTCCGGTCCCTGTGTAATATGGCGAATTGTCACACCATTGGGAGAGCTAGAAAGGATATACATCCCAAGCAGCCACATGGATTGTTCTTTGTCAAACCCTGTTTGCAAAGAACCCTGGTAGATATTCCACCAGAGTCTCGGGAGATTCTCCCTGATAGAAACAAGGTCTTCAGACGGGATCAGAGGCTTCTTGCTCATTGCGATTCTCCTTCTCTGCCTTGGTTATCTGCTTGGGGCTCGATTCTACGATATACGCATCAAGAATGTCTGGGTCATCCCTATGGCTCTTGAAGAGATTGTCCCAGTTGATCGTAACAGTACCGTGGATGTTTACATCCTGCTTCTGGGCAGCAAACAACCCACGATGCTTCATCGCCAGTTCGATAGCCGCTGCACTGCTACTCAACTTCACCTTGATCTTCTGGCTTACAACCTCTCCATCCTCACCAAACTGCTGGATAACCTCGAAGCCATCCACGTAAGCCATTACGCGCTTAGGTAACTCGCTTAGGCTCGTGATGCAGTGCCCCTTGGCATCCTCAAAGTCGGACAAGTCCCTATCGAGAGACTGCCCTAACTTGTTAAGGATATTGCGGCGCTTCAGTGCAACAATACCCTCATCCCTCTTAGCGATGCGATTCAATGCAGCGCGGATCTTAGGGCGCTTTAAGAGGGCTGCTCCTGAGTTCCGCGCAGACTTGGGACTGTATCCCGCTTCTAAAGCAGCCTGGGTTGCATTCCTGAGTTGTGAGTAGGAGGATACAAACTTCTTCTCACGAAGACTCAGGAGTGATTTCTTAGGATTGTCTTGATAAATCATCGGCATGGGTCTCAATAAAGGCAATTAGACGCTCGACGTATACTCCTTTGCGACATCCTGATAGGAGTCTAGCTAAGGCTCGCTCTGTATGTTGCCTCCTAATAATAGTCCTAGGTTTTGGGTATCTTGGTCGAGTCCTTAGGTAACTCCTACAAAACCTTTGATACCACTCAGCATTAACTGACACAGGGACTCGGATGTAACCTCCCTCTCTTCCAGGGATCTTAGCTACTTCCAAACAAGATCCCTTAAGCTCCTCAAGCATCATACGCACAATGTCTTGATAAATCATCCCTACACTCCACACGCCCCATACAATACTTAAGGAACCTTAACTAAAAACTTCACATACCTTAAGCATTATACCTTGCCCCAAACCCCTGTCAACCGCTTACCCTTGACGAACTCTTCTAGCTTAGAGGGGTCCACCCAGTAGATAGTTCTTGCCAATCTACAAGCGAACTCAATCTCCCTCTTAACGCTCTCGCTCTCTTTCCAGCCTTGCAACTGAAAAACCAAAAACCTATCACACACTGAGATCATCCTTTCATCGTAATCCTTCCAATACTCAAAGCCCTTAGGAAGCTCGGCAACCTCAGCCACAGGATGACAGTGGACGATTGGCGAGAAGACCAAGACCCCCTTATTCATCAAGTAGGCAACTGCCTTACACACCTCCTCAAACCTCTGCTTTCGGATCTCCTTATCCGGGTGCGAGTAAGGACTAGCCAGATACCAAAGGGGCTTATGGTTGGCTGTAGCTGTCATGTCATAAGCTCCCAATCTCGGCTAGGGTGCGTAAGGATCTCCCACTTCACACACTTCGAGTCGTCACAAACCTCACACTTCCACGTAGCAGAAAAGAAACAAACCTCACACTTCCACGTAGCAGAAAAGAAGGGAGTGAAGGCTTGTTCGAGTATCTTAAAATCGGATACGACATGACCCAAGTTCGCTAAAGCCAGTTTGAATAGCTCCTCGGTATTCCTATCGAAGGGGCGAATTACAGTGAGTTTGGTTTTCAGAACTCTCCAGGTAAACTCAGAGGGGCCTGAGTTTACCTGGAG